TACTAGTGATACAGAAACAAATGAAACTGTATTATTGGTTAAAGATGCACCGATACCGGCTGGTGGCTCGTTAGAGATTTTAACAGGTAGTAAAGTCGTAGTTCAAGCAACAGACGTTCTTAAGATAGATTGTGATGTTGCAGATAAACTAGATGCGACTTTGTCAATCATGGAGATTACGTAAGATGGCAGCTACAATACCAACTAATGGAATAGCTTTAAGTTCAGGATTAAACGTTGCTGATGGTGACATAACAATGGCTAGTGGGCATGGTATAAGTTTTGCAGCTACAAGTAACAGTTCAGCAGGTTCAAACATTACAGAATTATTAAGTGATTATGAGGAAGGAACTTGGACTATTGGATTAACTGATGGAACTGGTGATGCAATTAGCACGTCGACAAATACTGGACAGTATCAACTAATTGGTAATCAAGTCTTTCTTAAAGGATATGTTTTAGCAACTAGTTTAAATAGTGGTACGGGTAATGTAAATTTGACAGGGCTACCTTTTACAGCACAAAACAATGCAGGGTATTATAACGGTGTAAATATTAGTTATCGTCAAGGCTTTAATATAACAGCTGGTCGGTCTTGTGCTGGTTATGTTACCATCAACACAACTACTGCTTGGATAGGTTTAGAAGACTCCACTACAGGTGTAAGTGCATTGCAGTGTTCAGAATTAAGTGACGATGGTGGATTCATGTTTAATACACACTATACAATTGGTTGATAATTTTAAAAGGAGAAAACAATGGCAATAACAAAAACAACAGAAATAGCAAAGATAGAAGTAGTCGGAGAGTATAAAGCTGTGCAAGTGCGAACGGATACTGTTATCAAAGAAGATGGCACAGAAATATCACGTAGTTCACATAGGCATGTAAAACACCCTGACGAAGATATATCTGGTGAAGACACAGAAGTACAAGCGGTGGCTAACGCTGTATGGACTGATGCTGTGAAAGCTGCTTGGAAAACGTATAAAGATAGTAATCCTGGTCCTGGAGCATAAATGAGCTATATAGGACAACAATTACCAGCTGATAGTTTTCAAGGCTTTACTACCGACAGTTTTGCCGGTGACGGTAGCGCTACGACATTTACATTAAGCAAGACCCCTTTTAATGAATCAGCTCTTTTGGTTGTCATCAACAACGTTGTACAAAAACCCACAACAAACTTTACAGTATCAGGCACAACGCTAACCATAGTCGGTACAGCTGTAGCATCAGGCGATGTTATCTATGCAACACACATAGGCGGTGCGTTACCCATTGGCCAAGCTGCATCATTAGATCTCAACGGCGCATCGGACCAACTCATTCTCGATGCAGATGCCGATACAACAATAAGCGCGGACACCGATGATCAGATAGATATTAAGGTTGCGGGCACGGACGTTGTAAAAATAACCGCTGCGACTTTGGATGTAACAGGACCAGGCAATACTGGTGGAATTATTAATATAAACAATACAGATACAGCAGGAGCTAGTACTGACAATATCGGTAGAATTAATTTTGTTGGTAACGATGGAAGCAGCAGTGCATCTGGAACGAGAGCAGCTATTGAAACAGAAGTAACGGGTAACTTTGGTTCAACACAACTAAATATAGAAGTAGCATCTGGTGGAGCTGCCGCTGCAAAAATAGCAACTTTTAGTCCAACGGGTTTAGATTTAGCTGATGGAGATTTAACTCTTGCTAGTGGACACGGTATAAATTTTGCAGCTACTGGAGATGGTTCAGGGTCAATGACTGGTGAATTACTTGATGACTATGAAGAAGGCACATGGACACCAACACAAGCTAATGTATCAATAACTGTTACTTCTGCCAAGTATAGAAAAATTGGAAACATAGTTCATCTTTCTGCTTATCTTGTTTGGCCAACAACTAGTGATGGTAATTCTGCAAAAATTGGAGGGCTTCCTTATACAGTTACAGGCGGACAACATTATGGTTATCAAGTTGGTAGAGTAGGAAATCAAAGCACCATGATTGTAATTCAAGCCAATACCAGTACAACTGAAGCTGATTTTTATAACGAAGCAGATGCTGGATTAGTAAATTCTGATTTTTCTGGCCAATATGTTTTATTTAGTGGGGCTTATTTTACATAATTTTAAAAGGAGAAAACAATGGCAATAACAAAAACAACAGAAATAGCAAAGATAGAAGTAGTCGGAGAGTATAAAGCTGTGCAAGTGCGAACGGATACTGTTATCAAAGAAGATGGCACAGAAATATCACGTTCACCACACAGACATGTTATTCATCCAGACCAAGATATATCTGGTGAAAACGCAGAAGTGCAAGCAGTGGCAAACGCTGTATGGACTGACTCTGTCAAAGCAGCTTGGAAAACGTATAAAGATAGTAATCCTGGTCCTGGAGCATAAGATGACACAAACAAAAGTAGAAGCACCATTTGTAGAAGGCGGAGGCGGCTCTTCGTTTAAAAATTTAGTTATTAATGGTGGTCAGAAAATTGCACAAAGAGCCACAGCAGCTACTGCCGTGTCTAATGGTTCATATCAAACAGTAGATAGGTGGAAACTTTATAACGTAAGCGATGGTGCATATACTACAGCACAAACAGCTTTATCTTTAACTGACCAAGCAACAACTGACGGTCAAACACATGCTTTAGATATACAATGCACAACAGCTGATGGCAGTGTCGGTGCGGGTCAATATGCTTTTATTTATCATCTTGTTGAGGCACAAAACTGTCAACATTTAAAATTTGGTACAAGCTCTGCAGTTGATTTAACTTTACAGTTTTATGTAAAATCTAATTTAACTGGCACAACTTGTGGTTTTATAGCAAAAGAAGACAGCACTTATTGTCAAGCACCTTTTGAGTTTACTATCAATTCAGCAAATACATGGGAAAAGAAAGTTGTAACAATACCAGCTAACGCTGTTATACAAGCATCATCTAGTATAATCAATAATGATAACGGTGCAGGCATTGGAATTGGTTTTAACCTACTATTAGGTGGTAACTTTGATAATGGAACTAATCTTACATGGGAAACGGGTGGGGCATCTTATGCAACAACTAACGTACTTAATTTTTTAAGCAGTACAGATAATGATTTTTTTATAACTGGATTACAGTTAGAAGTTGGAAATGATGCATCAGACTTTGAACATTTACCTATTGATGTAGAGTTACAAAGATGCCGAAGATACCTACAGAGAGTAGAAGCATCAGGCACAGATTATGGCTCTTTTGGTTCTGGAGCAAATGCAAATACAGCAAGTTCCTTAACACAGCATTTGTTCAGTCCACCTATGAGGACTGTTCCAACTTTACATACAACAGGCACAGCAGCAAATTATTCAGTATTTAACGGAAGTACAGGCTTAGATGCTTGTGCATCAATACCAGCAATAAATGGTAATGGTGGCACTAATAGTCAAATAAGATTAGAATTTATTGCTGCATCAGGAGCTTTAACAGCTGGTCAATCTACAGAAATGTTAGGTTCTGATGGAGTTGCTGCATATTTAATGTTTCATGCGGAGTTATAATATGAAAATAGAAAATGCAAAATATCACAAAGATTTAATTAGTGGAAAGAATGGTTCAATAAACTGTGTTATAAATGGACAACATTGTTCTGTTCCCATGAATGAAGAAAACACAGAATATCAAGAAATAAAAAAACAACTTGATGCAGGAACATTAACAATAGAGGAGGCCGATTAATGTCATACATAGGCAGAGGTTTACAATCAGGAGCGTTTAGACAACTCGATGACATCTCATCAGGGTTCGACGGTTCTGATACCACGCACACAATGCAAGTTAATTCTACCAACGTAACCGTTGGTGATGTTAACCAGATACTCTTATCTCTTGGTGGTGTGATACAAAAGCCAGGTACAGACTTTACCGTATCATCAAGCACACTAACATTCACAACGGCACCTGCTGCCAACACAAGTTTCTTTGCAGTGCTACTAGGTTCAGATAATGGCGGAACGGTGACACCGACTGACTTATCTGTTACTACAGCTAAAATAGCAGCTGACAATGTTACACCTCCAAAAACAAATTTTTTTAATACTGACCCAGGTAATGCTGCTGATCTTGGTATGCTGCACATTAAATCTGGAGACAGTGGAGCGTCAGTATCATCAACATCTGACGAATTAGTAATTGAAGGTTCTAGCGTTGGTATGAGCTTTTTAGATGCCACAGATGGAGCAACAAGAATAGCTTTTGGTGACTCTGGAGACAATGACATAGGTAAAATTGTTTATGGACATAGCAGTAATCAAATGGAGTTTGTTACGAATGCCGCAGCAGGACTAGTTATATCATCTTCTGGTGAAGTAACCAAGCCACTACAACCTATGGCTTCTGCAAGACCAACAAGCGCTGTGGCAAATATTACAGGAGATGGAACTCTTGCTTATCTTGGAAACTCTATTGGTGCAACAGAACGATTTGATGTAGGGGGTTGTTTTAGTAACGATGGAATGTTGTTTGTTGCTCCAATTACAGGTAAATATCTTTTATGTGGTCAATTTACGTTTTCTGGTTTAGCTAGTAATCATACAGCTTCTTATTTTGCGTTGGTCACTTCTAATCAAACTTATTACCCTCTTTATGGAGCTGAGCTTGATACCGTGAGTTATTTAGGAACTTTTGGAACTGCTTTTTCAATAATAGCAGACATGGATGCTAATGATTCTGCTCAATTAGCTGTTCAAGTGTATGGAGGTTCTAAAGTTGTTGATGCAACTACAGCCACATTTTTAACAGGAATGTTATTAGCATGATGAAACAATCTACTTTAAAGGAGGTATAAATGGCTAATCACACAAAAACAATAACACTAACAGATCTTCAACAAAAGATACTGTCTAATGATTTATACAATGACACAGATAATGCTGGTATAGATGGTTGGATACAAGACGCTATGGATGCAAAAGTTGGCAGTTGTTGGAAACGTATGAGAAGTGAATGGGTAACTAAGTTAATGAATGATGATTCATTTACAGATTCTATTCCATCTAACCAAGCTGACTTTGTAGCATTGGTCACGGCTCGTTCTGATTACAAAAACAGAAAAGCTAGAGACGACGCGAGTAGCTAATGTTCGGGTTCGCCTCTTTTTCTGACGCAGGATTCTCGTCACAGACGACGGCAGATGCTCGGATCATAGCAGGCACACAAGTCGTAACAGGAACAGTTGCTGGCGCTACCATTCTCGGTGGTGCGATTGTCGTGGTCACTACAGCTGGATCACTGACCTCAGCAACGGGGACAACGGCACAAACAGTTATTGCTTTACCTGCTACAAATGTGATAGCAAGCAGCATTGCTGGCGTAACTCCAGAAACAAGAGTTATTGCCACAACCGCTGGATCTATGACGGCAACAGTACAGGCCATGGGTAGTGAGTATACTTTAAAACTCATAAAGATTCCTGGCACAAACCTGCTCACAGGCACAATAGGGCCACCTTCGTTGTTTACATGGGGCGATGTAGATGATAATGTGACGGGAGAAACGTGGACGGATGTAAGCACAGACGATACAGACGAAACGACAACATGGAGTAATGTATAAATGGCATCAACTTTTTCAACGAGATTAAAGATAGAGCTGATCGGTGATGGTGAACAGGCAGGTTCTTGGGGAACTACGACCAACAATAACCTTAACCAGTCACTAGAACAATCGATCGCTGGTGTCTTGACTATTGCTACATCTGGCACAGGCACGACTACTTTAACCACAGGTAACGGGCCACAAGCACAAGCGGACAACCAAGCACGACAAGCAGCACTAAGATTCACAAGTTCTGAAGCAACACACACAGTGCAATACCCAGCTGTTGAAAAATTATATTTACTTGTCAATGGTAGCTCTACTTGCACCTTTACACACAGACTAGGCGCTAGTGGCAACACCACTACATTAGGTCCAAACAGAACTAAGTTTGTTGCAACGGATGGTACAAACTGGTTTGAATTACAAATAGAACCTTCTTACATAGAAAAAACAACAACCTATACAGCTGTTGCTGGTGATAATATTTTTGCAGATACAAGTGCTGGTGCATTTACAATTACTTTGCCCTCATCTCCAACTCAAGGAGATGAAGTTTCTTTTATAGATTCTGAAGGAACGTTTGATACAAATAATTTAACAGTAGAACCGGGTAGTGAAAAAATTATGGCAAACACAGCGGGAGATGAAATGGTCGTTGATAGCAATAATGCGGCATTTACTTTAGTCTATCAAGACTCAGGTTTTGGATGGAGGTTTAGGGAAAAATAATGGCAACTTTTACATACGAATCAATAAAATACAGATTTAAAAATCCAACAGTTGATGGCAACTTAGAGTTATTGGATGATGGTGCATCACTTAAAATAGCAGCGGATGATGACTTAGTCTTAACACACTCTGGTAGTGTTGGTGATATTACATGCAGCACTGGTGCTCTTGATATTAACGCTGGCACACTTAATATAAAAGATGAAGCTAGTTCAGAGACAATGGCAAGCTTTGTATCTGATGGAGCTGTAACATTAAACCACGACAACGCAGCTCGTCTTGCAACTAGCAGTGCGGGTGTTTCTATTACAGGGACAACTACATCATCTGGCACAATAACTTCATCCGCTAATTTAGTTATTGCTGATGGTGGCACAATTGGTTCTGCATCAGATACTGATGCAATTACAATAGCTGCAGGTGGTGCTGTTACTTTTTCTCAAACACCAGTATTTCCTGATGGCAGTTTACCATTAGCTGATTTGGATATTGATGGCGGCACCGATATTGGTGCAGCTTTAGTTGATGCAGATTTAATGATTGTTGACGATGGTGCTGGCGGCACTAATAGAAAGTCAACTATGTCAAGAATGAAAACATATATCTTGTCATCTGTGTATCCAGTTGGTTCTATTTTTATTAGTACCAGTTCTACGAGTCCCGCAACGTCACTTGGTTTTGGTAGTTGGTCACGTTTTGGTGAAGGTAAAATGTTAGTCAGTCAAAACAGTTCCGATAGTGATTTTGATACAGCTGAAGAAACAGGCGGAGCAAAAACTCATACGCTTAGTGAAGCGAACTTGGCAGCTCACACACACCTTACAATGAATACAGGTAATGGTTTTGGAACTAATTTAGAAAACAACACAACTGGTACAGGAACTACAAACTCAAGAGGTGGTTTGGGTAACAATGACTACATTATGCAAAGTGTTAGTTCCGCTGCAAACGCTGGTAAAACAAGTTCTACTGGATCTGGTACCGCGGTAACTCACATGAACCCGTACATTGTAACTTACATGTGGAAGAGAACTAGTTAACAAAGGAGACACATTATGCCTTTGGCTACAGTAAAATTTGCACCAGGTTTTGACAAACAAAGCACCGCGTACGGTGCTGAGGGTAAATGGATTGACGGAGAAAACGTTCGTTTTCGTTATGGCCAACCAGAAAAAATTGGCGGTTGGGTAAAACTTATTGCTGCTAAATTATATGGTTCTGTCAGAGCACAGTTTGCGTGGTCATCGCTTGATGGAACGAGGTTCTTGGCTTTAGGTACAGATAAAAAATTATACATATACACAGAGGGTGCCATACATGACATCACACCTATTCGTGCAACAGAAAGCGATCTTACAAATCCGTTTGTTACAACCGATGGATCTGCAGTCGTGACCGTAACAGATGCGGGTCATGGTGCAACAGCAGGAGATTTTGTAACATTTTCTAATGCAGATGCTGTTGGTGGACTAGATATGAATGCAGAGTTTGAAATTACATCTGTTACCAGTTCTAGTGTGTATACAGTCACACATTCAAGCAACGCTAGCTCAGGTGCCACGGGCGGTGGATCGAGCACCGTGGATGTAGAGTATCAATTAAGTGTTGGTCAAGAAGTCAACACATACGGTTATGGTTGGGGTATTGATCCATTCAATGGACTAAGCGATACAGGTAGAATTACAGACCAACTTAACGAAGCATTAGATGCAACTGAGACAGGTGTCGATGTTGACGATGGCAGTAAGTTTGCAAACGGTGACTATATTTTAGTGGACCAAGAAATTATGAAAGTGACTGGTGTATCGAGCAACACACTAACCGTTACTAGACAACTTACAACTAACGAAGGCACAACAACTGTATCTGCTGGTAGTCACGACGCAGCAACACATACAGATAACACAGCTGTTACAATTATTTTTGATGCATCAAACACAGATATTAATGCTACCAGTTGGAACGAGGCAGCATCGTCTTCTACAACAGTTCTAGATTCTAGATACTGGGTGTTTGAAAACTTTGGTGAGGATTTACTGGCACTGCAAAGTAATGGTAAATTATTTAAGTGGGACAAATCAGGTGGTGTTACCACACGCGCAACTGTAGTAGATGCAAATGCACCGACGGCATCAAGACATTTAATTTTATCAACACCAGATAGACACGCTATACTTCTTGGCACAGAAACAACTATTGGTAGCACAACAACACAAGATGATTTATTCTTACGTTTCTCATCACAAGAAGACACATCTACATGGTCACCGACAAGTACAAACACAGCAGGTTCTTTTAGAATACAAGATGGCTCTAAAATTATTACAACACTAAGATCTCGTGGATCTATTTTAATTTGGACAGACACATCATTGCACTCACTGCAATTTATTGGACCACCTTTTATATTTGGTTTATCACAAGTGGCTTCTAACTGTGGAGCGGTATCGCCGTATGCAGCTGTAGATGTTAACGGTACAACTTTCTGGATGAGTCAACAGTCTTTCTATATGTTTGATGGTGCAGTTAGAAAGATACCGTGTTCTGTACAAGATTATGTGTTTGATGATTTTAGTATTACACAGCAACCTTTAATCTATGCTGGTTTAAATTCTGACTTTAACGAAATCACTTGGTTCTATGCAAGTGCTGACTCAAGCTTCATTGATAGAAATGTAACTTACAACTATGTCGAGGGCACGTGGTACACAAACTCACTCGATAGAACGACTTGGTTAGACTACGGTGTTTATCAAGTGCCGT